TCAAAATGTAGTCACTTTTTCAGTGCTGTCAGAAGTATTATTTTGATATGATTTTTTTGCGAAATCGTTCAGCTTCTGGATGGATTTTCCTTCCTGCCTCCGCAGTTCTGCGTAGGTATCCAGTAACATCTTCGAATTACTATGCCCCATGATCTCCACCGCTTCCATGATATCAATGCCGGAATAATACAGCATGGTTGCATATTCATGCCGGAATGTATGCGATCCCAGCCCCGGACACATATCTAGATCGAACTTGATGCGGCCGTTTTCATAGTGATGTGTGCCGCCGCAGGCAGTGTTCAATGTCCGCTTGATCCGCTCGAACAGTCTGCGATACTGCGACTTTTTCAGATAGCTGCCATCAGTTCCGGGAAACAGAAGATTACCCTGTAATGTAGACAGATACTTTTTCAGGACGTCCGCCAGTGGATCCAGCAGATAGATCTCACGCTCTCCACTGTCTGTTTTCGTGTCTTTGAGCACGGCAGTTTCTCCAACGAACTTAACTGCCTTGTTGACAGTGATCTTTTTCCGGGCAAAATTGATATCAAACCGTGTCAGAGGGATGATCTCCTGCCGCCGCATTCCGGTATACAGCAACATATGCAGCAGTGTACTTGCCTGCGGATCCAGCTCTAAGTCTTCCAGGTGGATACGTTCCAACTCTGTCAGTGCCCGTTTTTTCTTCTTCGGTGCAGGATCTTTTTCGATATTTTCCGCAACATTCTTGAACAGCAGGCCGTCATCAATGGCAGCACGCATGATCTGGTTGACTGTCTGGTAGTAACGACGCTGCAGATCGGCGTGACCTTTTAGTACATTGTATCCGGTCTGAACATCTGTTTTTTTAATCTGCAACAGTTTCAGACCATCCAGTGCGGTAGTGTGGTTTTTCAGAATGTTCCGATAACCTTCAATCGTGTTCGTTTCACGCCCGGATTTGTACAGTTCTAACCACTTCCATTTATACGCCCCGAATGTCACGTTCTTTTCTGATACATAGATGCCTTTGCTGGTCTGCTCGATCACCTCGGCTTTCTTGCGTTCCAGCTCCGCAACACTACGACCATATACCTGTATACGGACTCTTTTTCCGTTTTCCGGATTTATTTCATCGGTAGTTACCCATGCGGCGTACCTGCCGTCTTTTCTCTTTTTGTATTTTGCCATAATATATCATCCTCCTTAAAAATGAGTATAAAAAATACACCTGTACAGGTGCTGGAGGATTGTGGTATAATCTTCTTGTTCAAGGAAGAATTATGCCGGTCTCCAGACCTGTATAGATTCGCTGATCCGCTTCGGTGCTGGGAACACCGGGGCGGATTTTTTGTTGTTTGGTTGTTTTTAGATACTATCAAAATAAGTTTTGATTTTTTCAATGCAATCGTTTTTACAATTTCCATACATACGCTCAAGACTTGCACAAGAAGAAATTAATTGTATTAAGTCAGCCTGTATAAAATCATGATTTTCTTCAATAAGGTTTTTTGTATAATGCAATATTTCAGTGGCAGAGTTCATGTGGCATACAGAATCCATATATTCATCTAACTGCAATTTGTAGTTAGAGAAAATATTGTCAGTATTATCTTCGGAAATAGTCTCCTGCTCAATATCCAGAAGACAATCATTATCTGAAGCTGTTATGACAGTGTTGCCAAATATGTATTTTTTAATGGATACCTTAGCGTACTTAATTAGCGGAAGTATATTAAGTTCCAAACTGCAAGGAACAGGTGTACTGATGGAAGTAGCAAAGTTTTGTGCAACATCAAAACGTGAAAAACCTGTGTAATGTACTGGGTGCAATTCATCGAAGATATCAACAAGAAAGATATCAGCGAGAACACCAGTAATATTTTCAGATGATTTTCCGAATAATGTTGCAGTAATTGTAGATTTTTCAGTATCTGGCAATATCGTCAAGGACGATACCCTAAATTCCAAATCAGGGTTATAATTGATAACATTTATTTTTACAGGAACGACAGGTTCTTTCAAAGTGCTCTTTATTGTTACAGCAGTGCCATTTGCGATTACGCCCATAATATCATGGTCATCAGTAGTATAATCGATATCGAGTCCGATAATTGCATTGGCACCCATTTGCTTTGCGTTGCTGATTAAAAGGTCGAGAGCATTTTTTTGAGCCGCTTCAAGTTTTTCAGAGTACGAAGATAAAAGATTAAAGTCAGAAAGAAACTTTGTATTTAAAGCGTATTCTCCTGAACAAAATCCTAAATAATCTGTAATTTCATAATTTTCAAAATTAAAACCGGATGTCAGTTTCATGGCTTGCTCTCCTTTATCTTTTTTAAGTCGTAACGCGGACCTTTGCGAATATCCAAAGTGTAAGGGTCAGGCATTTCGTAATCACCCCAGCGTGTACGAAGGATTTCTTTAGGCGGTGTGATTTTTGCAGGTTCCAGCAACAGGAATTCTTGCTGTGAGGGCTGACGTCCGGCTTTCTTTATCATACGTGTTAATCGTCCTTTCATGCCGGCTTTTGTGTCATCGACTGTTACATTCATGGTTAATGCTTCTACACACACGGCAGCAGCGTTTTCGTAAAGCCCCTGTTTTTCATAAATCATCGCCAGACGTTTATAGGCAGGAACACACGGAGGAGAGTCTTGTTTATATTTTTCACTGATTTTCTTCCAGATTTTAAAAGCTTCAATATTATTTTTGCAATTTTGTATGAAAATTGAAGCACGTTCGCCCTCGTAGTCTTTCAAGTTATACATGACAGACCAGTCAGATTCTATTGCTTCCATACCTGAAAAATATTGTTCAGATATTTGACGATAATCTTCGTCTAACCAATAGGGTTCTTGCATATCGTCGTAAAATTCCATAACCTCTTTTCTCCTTTGAATACTTTTTCTTTTTCCGGAGATAATAACACCATGAAAATATTATTATCTCAATTCTTGGAACAGCACCACCTGTCGATCAGGCAGGCGGCAATTATGACCGGTGTTCCCCGGTCTACGATCGGTGATATAGTGACCGGTCGAGTAAGTCCAACTCTGGCAACTATGGAACAGTTGGCAGCAGGGCTGAAAACCACTATTTCTAACTTGTATGAGTCTGAATATAAGTGATTTTCAAAAAGCGTCCGGGATTTCGGACAACGCACAACTTTTTAGCTTCCGATACGTTTTATATAGTGAAAGGAAAATTTTACTAAAACAAATGTTCGAAAACAGTTGCATCACAAATATTTTTGTGATAATATAAAATTAAAGATTTTCGAACAAATGTTTGAAAAAACGTGATCGGAGGTACATAGGATGGACTACAAAAACGAGATTATAAAACTGATCAACAAACTGAACGCTTCAGATGAAACCTTTTTGAAACAGGTTTACATAATCATCAAGAAGCACTTTGACAGAAGAGAGGGACGTTAGTCCCTTTTCTTTTTTGCCAAATTGTCTGCCAGTTTCTCGGCTGCTTCCATAAGTACCTTTCGTGATGCCGGAGACAGTTCACTGTAAGTTTTGACTATCTCCAAAATTACACTGTAAAAAGCGTTGTCTTTTCCTTCTTCTAACAGATCTGAAACAATACCAGCTATTTCCTCATCTTCCGAGAGCCGCTGGTACATCTCTCCATCACCTGTTTTCAGCCATTCTTCACTGACATTGAATTCACGGCATATCGCCCGGCTCATTTGTTCTGTGAGATTGCGTTCTCCTTTTTCAATTCTGGAGATTGCTACTTTAGTAACTCCGAGTCGACTGCCGAATTGCTCCATTGTCATTTCTAAGCTCTTTCGGATTTCTTTGACACGCTCACCTTGCGTCATTCATTCGCCTCCCTTCATTCTATTTTCTGATCTTAGAATAACACCGCACGAACAAAAAGTCAACAAAAAAAGTAACCAAAGGCAACAAAAAAGTATTGACAAAGTAACCGAAGGAAAGTATAATGTAACCAAGGTCAACGAAATAGCAAAACACAGGAGGTAAATAAAATGTACGAAACAGTAAAAGTTGTTAAGGGTTACGAAATCAAAAGAATGAAAGGAACACGCGGAGCCTATCACGTAAACGTGCGTGAGGGCAAAGGGTTCAGAGAGTTTCATACTTTTAGAACCATCAAAGCAGCAGCTGAATTTATTGAAACAACTTTATAAATAAAGCCGAAACGGGGAGATTTCCCCGTCCGATCACGATGGCAACGTGGTCGCTGATGATGGCAAGCCAAGAAAGGAGAGAACTAGATGAAAGAAACGAAAAAGAAACTGTTACAGGAAACAGTTACAATTCTGAAAAAACTGGACAGAGAAAGCCTGGCAATTATCAGAAGTAACGCAGAGATCCTGAGAGCCAGAGATACTCTCGAAGAACAGAAAGCGGGGTAGGGATGAAATCTATTGTAGCAGACAATCTTTCAAATATAATCAAAGAAAAATGTCTTAAGCAGTGCACAGTAGCCCAAAAAGCAGGGTATTCAAAGCAACAGCTTACAGATATGTTGAAAGGAAGAAAAAGGATAAAAGAAACAGACATTCTCAGACTTGCATCCGCACTTGATGTAGATGTAAGTGTGTTGCTTAAAACCGAGGCAGGTGATTCGAAACAGTCAGATGAAGCAGGCGATAAGCAGCGAGAAAAAGAACGCCCGGATGTGCGAGCGTTCGTAAAGTTATTAAAAATTGAAGATGGCTATGCAGTATGTGATGTGAGATTCAAGCTAGTAAAGCCAGACAGCGAATAGCATCATTAAAAATCTATTTGTCTAAGAGACGCTGGTAAGCTGTTTCGACCATATCCTGCCAAGATTCAAAATCAGAATGCAGTCTGATAGAAGAATCAAATGCAACAGTATCTTGCAGTTTATTAAGATCTTCCGGTGCTGTTAAATCACAGCCAATGGCTTTGAAGAAGTCAGTTACATCACTAAACCTTGTAAATTCTTTCATAAAGTCATCCGGAAAAAATTCATAGATACTTGCAGAAGATATGTAATCAAGACGTTTGTCAATGTTTCCAGGGTAAGAGCCTACACAAAATCGAATTTGAGGCATAATGTACTCCTTTCTGTTCTCTATGGTCGTTATGTGGTGAATAAAAGGATACTACCAAAATATTAAAAAATCAATACAAAAATATTGAGTAAGGGAAAACAGGAGGTAACAGACCATTGATGAAACATTATATTTCAGACATCAAAAAGCAAGCCGAGAAAGTTACGACAGCGATCACAGGTGCGGAGATGCGAGAAGCAGTCTCGAGTGCGTTCAGTGATACCGCAACAGCATTAGAGACAATGGAAGAATCCTATAGAAAGCGGGGTAAACCATTAGCAATCCTGTTGCTGTTCTGGATTGTGATTCTGACACTGGATGAATAGAGAAAGTGAGGTGGCAAAATGGAAGAACTTAAAAAAATGCTTCTGGAAGTACTCCGGGAGTGCAAGCAGCCAGAGTTCCCGCCTGAACCGGTACCCACAAGGGTAGCCGCAAAGGTTCTGGGAGTGGAACAGAGCACAGTGATTAACCGAATGGAGTCCGGTGAGCTGGATATCGGGCTGGTGTTCAGATCGAAGCCGACCAAAAGAGGGCAGGCAAGTCGAAGAAGTACATACATCAGTCCCAAAAAGTTATACGAGCTGACCGGGTTCGTATGGAAAGGAGACAAGCAATGAAAAGAAGAGAAACAGAAGTAACAGAAGAAGTGGAAGAAACAACCGGAGCGGCTGTACTCGCCCCGATTTTAGCCACAGCAGCCGCAGTCGGGACATTCTGGTGGCTGGGAAAATACAGCACGATTTGTGAACGCGATATTGTAGGAACCACAATTACCGTGTGGTGTGCGGTAGTAATCCGCATCATGCTGTGGGCGGAGAAGGAGGAAGCAGAATGAAAAAATATGAATTGACAGAGGAAACGGTGATCGTTTCCGGGAAAACGCTGTACCGGATCAGAGCAGTGCGTGATTTCGGGTCTGTCAAAGCTGGAGACCTCGGTGGATATATTGAGAAAGAAGAAAATCTTTCTCATTGCGGCGAAGCGTGGGTTTCCGACAATGCAATGGTTTGCGGCTATGCAGAAGTTTGCGGCTATGCAGAAGTTTCCGATGATGCAGTAGTTTCCGGCGATGCAGTAGTTTCTGGCAATGCAAGAGTTTGCGGCGAAGCGTGGGTTTGCGACAATGCAGAAGTTTACGGCAACGCAAAAGTTTCCGGCAACGCAAAAGTTTCCGGAAAAGCGTGTGTTTGTGGCGATGCGGAAGTTTCCGATACAAGGCATTTCTTTGTGCAAGGGCCGATCGGAAGCCGAGATGGGTTTGTTACATTCTACAGGACTAAGAATAATACGGTAGGGGTAAGATGTGGCTGCTTTTCTGGAAGCCTCCAGGAATTTGTTGATAGAGTGGAGGAAACGCATGGAGGCAGTAGATACGAAAAGGAATATAAGCTTGCAGCGGAACTGGCAAAAGTATGTATCCGTCTGGAGGGGGAAAGCAGATGATCTGGGTAAATGAAGGACGCGACCAGGAAGCCAGAGCCATCCTGGAACTGGCCGGGATTGATTCGGACAAGTACCGGATCTGGCACCATAATAGCATCTATGTGCATGCAATAAATGAAGAGACGAAAGAATCGGTGATCGTTGAGAAAGCGACACTCGAGGTAGTGAAAAGTCCCGGTGCTTTGGCGGGCGATCCGGGACTTGAAAAATAATAACACAGCTCAATTATAGGGCAAAAGTAGGAGGTAAATCAAGTGAAATATAAACAGATCGACATCAAGGAAGCTGCAGACCGTTTCAGGAATGGCGAAGCGGTATATGCTGCCAGATGCATTGACGGCATGAGTTTCCGAGAGGTAACAGCAGCAACGATGCTGCTGGTGTTGGAAATCCCGGTTCCAGAAACAGAGACGAAGCCGGAAAAAAGTGGAAAAACAGCCCCCCCCAACAAAGAAGACCATAGACCGGGGGAAGGTAAAAGCATTGCACGAGGCAGGGTGGAGCAATGCGAAGATTGCAGATGAAATGAAGTGCTCCACATGGAGTGTGAGCATGATCCTGAAAGAACTCAGGGAGCAGAAAGAAAAACAAAACGAGGTAAATACAGATGAATGAATTACAGGTGGTTGTTGACCAGAAGCCGGGTGTGATCGGTTTCAACTTTGAAGAGATCCGTGACGAACTCCAGGCAAGAATGGATCTCTATAAAAATGCAACATTTACAGATGAATACAGAGTTTATGCAAAGAACGAAGTGGCGGCACTTCGAAAGATGAAAAAGGCAATCGATGACAAACGCAAGGAAGTAAAAAACCAGTATATGATCCCTTACAATGATTTTGAGGGGAAAGCAAAAGAACTGATGCAGATCATTGACCAGCCGATCGGCCTGATCAGCCAGCAGATCACGGAGATGGAAGAAAGAAGAAAAGCGGAAAAGAAAGCGAAGATTGGAGCACTGTATGATTCCCTGGTTGGGGATCTGGGAGATTATCTGACGCTTAAGAAGATCTATAACGCCAAATGGGAAAACGCTTCTACGAGTATGGCAGCAGTCAGAAAAGAAATGGAAGAGGTGTTTTCTTCCGTCAGAAAAGAAGTTGCCATGCTGGAAGCCATGACCTCCGATGCGGTTCCAGAAGCACTCAGACGGTACAAGGAAGACCTGGACCTTGCTGGGGCGATCAATTACGTAAACCAGTATGAAGCACAGAAGGCAGAGATCATGAAACGGAAAGCCGAAAAGAAGCGTCTGGAAGAGGAGCAGAAACGCAGAGCAGAGGAAGAACGGATCCGCAAAGAAGAAAGAGAACGGATCAAAGAAGAAGAGCGTATCCGAAAAGAGGAACGCGAGAAAGCAGAACAGGCTGCGGTAAATGAAGCAGCACAGGGATTTTTTGCTGAGGAAGCAGACGATGAGCTTCCATTTGAACAGCCGACAACGATCACCGCATTTTACAAAGTCGTAGCCACGCCGGAAGAACTGGAAGAAGTTGAGATGGCGTTCAACAGCATTGGAATCTATTATACAAGGAGGGATGCATGATGCAGGACGAAAAAGGCAGAACAGCAGGAAACAACGCACCAATGATCTATAAGGCACTGGCCGGCGTGATCGCAGATGTTGGGAGCGTTGCAAAAGATAAGGTTAACCGGCAGCAGGGATTTAAATTCCGCAGTATCGATGATGTATATAACGCCCTGCATCCGGCACTTGCCAAGAATAAGGTCGTGATCATCCCACGTGTACTGGAACGAAAGTGCGAAGTAGTGGGAAAGACGAAGAATGGCACCGATATGATCAAGGTCATCTGTAAGGTAAAGTTTGGGTTTTATGCGGAAGACGGGTCAAACGAAGAAGCGATTATCTACGGAGAAGGTATCGATACAGGTGATAAGGCAACTAACAAGGCCATGGCGATTGCGTATAAATATGCATGCTTTCAGGTATTCTGCATTCCGACAGAAGACATGGTGGATCCGGATGCGGAGTCACTGGAACTCCAGGAAGAGGGGACGAAAGGGCAAAAAGCGAAGAAGGCGGCAGCACCTAAGGCAGCGGCACAGCCGAAGAAGCAGGCAGCAAAAGAGAAGCCAGTTTCTGAAAAAAAAGCAGAACCTGAGAAGAAGGCGGAAAAACCGGAAGGCAGCGAAACGGAAGTGAACGTGGGCAGTCCTGCAACAAAGGAGATGATTGCCACAGTCCGTGCAGAACAGAAACGTACCGGGGTTCCGGACAAGATCATCCTGGGACGCAAGCAGGTAAATGCAAAGACGATCGAAGAGCTTACAATCGGGGAATTTAAATATATCATGAGTATCTTTGAAAAAACACCAGACCGAAAGGGAGAAACAGAATGAACAGTGTACAGTTGACCGGACGCTTTACGCGTGACCCGGAGATCAGATATACAGACGGTGGTCTGTCAATTGCCAGATTTACCCTGGCAGTAGACAGACGGTTCCGTCAGGAAGGCGGATCGAGTGCAGACTTTATCGGCTGCATTGCATTCGGAAAAACAGCCGAATTTATCGAAAAGTATTTTTCGAAAGGAAAAAAAATGGAGGTGAACGGCCGGATCCAGACAGGTTCCTATACGAACCAGGACGGACAGAAGGTCTATACAACGGATGTGGTAGTGGAAGCGGCAGGTTTTGCGGAAAGTAAAGCAGCACAGCAGGACAACGGCATACCAGCACCACAGGAAACGGATGATGGCTTCATGCGTATCCCGGATGACATAGATGATGAAGAGCTGCCGTTTAATTGATTATGATCATACAGATTGATTCAAGGGAAAAACCGAAAGCGATCGGGAAAATCTTGGAGGAATTTGACGCCCAGGGCATCCGGCACCCAGTCTCAAAATTGATGGTAGGGGATTACATGAACTACGATAATCCCCGGCTGATCATCGACCGGAAACAGAACCTGAGTGAGCTGTGCTGCAATGCATGCCAGGGTCACGAACGTTTCCGGAAGGAGTTGAAGCTGGCACAGGATAACGACATCCAGCTTGTATTCCTGTGCGAACATGGAAAAGGGTTCCGGCAGCTGTCAGATGTGATCTGGTGGGAGAACCCGCGGCGGTGGAAAAGGCAAAGAAACCCGGAAACAGGAAAGTGGGAAGAAACCGAGACAAAAGCCACGACCGGGGAAACCCTGTACCAGATTCTGCACACGTTAGAGAGGAAATACGGATGCAGGTTCCTGTTCTGTGAAAAAGAAGAGACTGGGGCAGAGATCATCCGGATCCTGAAGGAGGGGCTATGACAAAAGAGGAACTAAAACAGCGGTACAGCATGAAGGAGATCGTTGAACAGTATGGATTCCGACCAAACAGGGCCGGTTTTATCCGCTGCCCGTTCCATACAGGTGACAGGGATGCGTCCCTGAAGATCTATGAAAAGGATTTTCACTGCTTCGGGTGCGGAGCGAATGGAGACATCTTCGACTTCGTACAGGGGATGGATGGTGTCAGCTTCCGCGAAGCGTTCCTGAGTCTTGGTGGGACATACAGGCAGGAAAAGCCGGGGAGCTTTTCACAGCGTATGGCACGATACCGCAGGGAAAAAGCAAAAGAACAAAGAAAAAAAGAACAACACCGTGAAGAGGAGCAAAAACGGTTTAATCTGCTGTTGATCGGGATATACAGGAAGAATTTCCAGACAGCAGAACCGTTCTCGGACGCATGGTGCGACAGCTACAACGCCATGCAATACCAGTTGTATATGCATGGTGCATTGAATGGAATCAGTTACTGATGGGGCAGGAAGAAGGTGAGGGAATGGTCCCACTTAATCAATTAACAAAAGAGACAATCTTATCCAGCAAGGTGCTTGCCGAGGTGTTCGACCAGGAGGACGAACTGTACCGTGCAGAGCTTCTGGCAGCATTGAGCATGAGAGCAACCGAACTGAAAGTAAAGACGGAGTTCCGTGAGATGGTGAAAGCCTACAGGAAGGTTGACAATGAAACCAAAAAGAAAAAGCAGAAGACAGCCATGGCAGAAAACTGGACACACTTCTCTGACCATAAATACGAACCGATGAAATGCGGGCAGTGGATTGTGACGGACGAAGGCGTGAGGCTGTATGACCCTCAGAGCGGACGGCAGGATGTCATTGCGTGCCGGCATCCGATCATACCGGTCAGACGCATGCAGAACCTGCAGACGGAAGAAGAACAGGTTACGCTTGCATTTAAGCGAAACGGGAGATGGAGGGAACTGACGATCCCGAAGACAACGGTCACGAAAGCCAGTAAGATATGTGACCTGTCTGCAAGGTCCATACTGGTGACGAGTGAGAGTGCGAAGCTGCTGGTACGTTACCTGGCGGATGTGGAAGCGGATAATGAGGAAAATATCCCAGTCATCCTTTCAAGCTCAAAAATGGGATGGATCCGGGGGAAATTCCTGCCGTATGATACCGGGATCGAATTTGACGGTGCGGCCAGGTTCCGCCAGATCTATGAGAGCATACAGAGCCATGGAAGCCGGGAGAAGTGGTACCAGCGTGTCCTGGACCTGAGAAAGAAGCGGTGTTTTGAGATCCAGTTTATGATGGCAGCATCGTTTGCAAGTGTGCTGATCAGCATCATCGGAGGCCTGCCGTTCATGGTAGACCTCTGGGGACAGACGGAGGGCGGAAAGTCCGTTACACTGCTGCTGGCAACGTCTATCTGGGCAAACCCGAACAAGGGGATGTACTACCGTGATTATGCCAGCACAGACGTTGGTTTTGAGGCACTGGCAGATTTTCTGAACCATCTGCCAGTTGTATTGGACGACACCAGCAAACGCTGCCAGTCCGTAGAAAAACGCTTTGAGGAGATCATATACAACCTGTGTTCCGGAAAAGGCAAGACCAGATCCAACAAGGAGCTTGGGATAAACCGGGAGAATGTATGGGAGTGCATCACCCTGACGAATGGAGAGAAGCCGATCACCAGCTATGTCAGCCAGGGCGGGGCTATCAACCGTGTACTGGAAGTGGAAGCAGGCGAGCACTTCTTCCCGGACCCGCAGGGCACCATGGACACTATCAAACATAATTACGGCTTTGCCGGGATGGATTTCATCGATGTCCTCAAGGATATGGGAAAGGAAGAGATCTGCCGGATCCAGAAAGAGCTCCAGGCAGAGCTGATGAATGACGACAAGATGCAGAAGCAGGCGATCTCACTTTCAATTGTCCTGACAGCCGATAAAATCGCCACAGAGCGGATTTTTAAGGACGGAGAGTATATTTCTGTAGACGAAGCGAAAGAAGTGCTTGTGGACCGAAATGAGCTTTCTGACAACGAACGCTGCTATCGGTTCATACTGGACAAAGTAAACATGAATGAGCACCGCTTTGACGCGACTACAAAGTGCGAGAAGTGGGGGATGATCCAGAAAGGATACGCCCTGATTTTTAACGCAGCGTTTGATGAATTGTGCAGAGAGGGTGAATTTTCAAAGAAATCGTTCCTGTCCTGGGCAAACCGGAAAGGTCTGTTACAGACGCAGGGCGGCCAGATGACCAAAAACAAGAAGGTCAGCGGAAGCACTGTCCGGTGTGTATGGCTGCGAATTGAGGAAGAACCGGAGTTTGTGCCGGTAGAAAGCGAGCAGATGGAGATACCATTTGACTAAAAGGTTACAAGTTACAGGGGATACACGGAAAAATTGAACTATATACAGAGAAAAAAATAAAAAAATGAATTTTTAAAATATCTCACCTCTCACGTATAGGGACAAAAATTCTTGTAATTTTGTAACTTAACAATGAAAATGCTTGAAAATGCAGTATTTAAGCCACTTTTCGGGATACATGGAAAACGTAACCGACAACCTGTTTTTGTATTTTTGGTAACTGGAGGACGGCATGGCAGGAGTAAAGAAGAAAGATATACCGGATATAGCGGCATTTATGCCGGAGTTCTGGGAATTTGTGAAAAGCGTATGGATCCCGGAAGACTCGGATCAGTACTGGAAAGAAGTATATGATAAAGCACAGGAGCTCTACCAGAAGTATCCGGTGGATTTTGTGAAACGGCAGATATTAGGATTCTGCGAATATCTTGACCAGAAATGGCAGGATGAAAGAGATAAGGCAGGGACGGAGGAAGAACAGTGGAGAGATTAACAACCGCATATGAGCGGATTTGGGTAGATGGAAGAATGGAAACACAATACGTGGCGAAAGAGGAAAGTGTTATGGAGATAGAAAACAAATTGGGCAAATACGAAGATGCAGAGGAAGAGGGCAGATTGTTCATTACACCATGTAAACCAGGTGATTTGATCTATGAGGTTGATGTGATTGAACGTCCTGAATGGGATTGTTATGTCAACGGATTTGTAGTCCAGGACGTATCAGCAAAACAAGTCAAGTATGAAGATGATTGGATTGATTGGGATGCACCTAATGTGTACACAAGTGAAAAGGAAACACGAGCGAAAGCAGAGCAGCTGATCCGCCAGAGGAACCGTCTGGAATCCCATACGGTTAGCGAGCCCGGATGGATCCCGGTGACAGAGAGATTGCCGGAAAATGATAGTTATGTGCTGATGTCGTTTGAAAATTTCTCTCTTCCATTGGTTGGGAGATACGTGGATGATGAAGAATTAGGTGGTGCATGGTATCTGGGGGATTGCATTGACGAAGATACCTGTCTGGCAAACGACCTGTTCGTCAATGCCTGGATGCCGCTGCCGAAACCATACAGGGAGGATGGGGAAAATGAAGAATAACAAGAACTGCAGCACATGCAGATACCACGACAGCAGAGGGGTCTGTGTGTGCCCGAAGAGTGAAGAGTTCAGAGATGTTACAGTGAACGCATACTGCTGTGGACAATACGAAACCAACTGGAGAAAGGTCTTACTGGACAGGTTCATGAAAGGGGCGGGAAGATGAAGGATGAAAGCAGCTGAGAAGAACGCCAAACGGAGGGCACATTATAACCATCTGGAGCGTGCAGTGGATGCTGAGGCGGCTAAACGGTTCCAGGAGCAGACGGCTTTATGAACATACCGGACGGAATCGAAGAAGAGCTTCCGTTCGATTAGAAGACAACGATGGAAGACAGATGCGTGATGTGTGGCGAAATCATACCGGAGGGAAGAATGGTGTGTCCGGTATGCGAAGAAAGAGTATTGACCAGAAAAGGAGAACAGACAATGAAAGCAAGAACAATCAGAGAAACAGAGTACACATGGGAGCAGATCGAGGAGATCCTGGCAGCAGGTAAGGCAAGAGAAACATTCGGAGAAGATGGACAGATCACAGTCCAGGTCGAAGGAATTGGAACGGCCCTGTTGAATATCCTGGACTACGACAAGGACAAGGCTGCGGATCCAGACATGCGAACGATGACATTGCAGTTTGCAGATCTTCCGTTCGATGAAATGCCATTCGATGAAAACGGCTGCAACAAATGGGAGAAGTCCAGCATTCGCAGAAACATGAACAGCATCGCCTTCAAGGAGAGATTCGAGGAAGGGTTCAGAAGACTCCTGATTCCTGTGCTGAAGGAGAACGGAGACAGAGAGGCAACACTGGACACATTCTTCCTTCTGTCCGTGGAAGAAATGAAGGACAAAGAAAAGAAGTATCAGCGGTTCAGATCAGAACGCGACTGCGTGAAAGTCAATCCGGAGCAGGGGACAGAGTGGCACTGGACAAGATCTGCGAGCAGAGGCAGTGCGTACTATACGTGGTATGTGTCCGCGTCCGGCTACGTCTACAACAGCCACGCAGTGAACAGTTTTCGCTTCGCCCCGGCGTGTGTCATCGGAGCGAAAGCAATCAAATAATCAGTGCCCGCCACGCAGGGCACAGGAGATCGAAAGGGGCGGGAAGATGATGGAGAAAAGCAGGCGTGAAATCACAGAAACATTATCCGGATTGCTGGAAAGCCATATAGACCCTAAGCGGGATACGAGGGTTTATTGGGCTAAGGAAGTGACATTTGATTATGCCACAGGGCACGCTGTACGGGTGGATTATATGCTGTTTAAACCGGTCAACAATACAGTTTCCGGAATTGAAAAGGGTGATTTCTGGTGCTATGAAGTGAAATCATCCGTCGAAGATTTCCGTTCGGGGCATGGCCTGAATTTTATCGGGGATTACAACTACATTGTTATGCCGGAAAAAGTATATGAAACAGTAGCATTGGAAATCCCGCATCATGTAGGGATCTATGTACCGGGAAATAACGATCTGACCTGTATCAAAAAAGCAAAACGACATAATCGGACAAGACCGGTATCGGAAATGT